TGAGAGATGTTGACGAGCTTTCATGCGCATTCGTCGCGCAGCTTGGCTCCTCTTTTGCCTTTTGCGGTGCCGCTCCAGACTTTCCAGCGCAGATCGAATGCCGATCTCTGTGCCGCTGTAAGCTGGGGTCGTTACAACTGAAACGTCGTACAGCTCCGCTTCCTCAATGGTTCTGCGAGGCATTTGATCCTCGTCAGACCACGATTGGCGGGTCGGTATGAACGCAAATGACATTTTGTCCAAATCACCCCGTTTCATTTTTGGAATGATTGATCGGACATCGGGATCAGTGGGATCAAGCTGCGCTCTAATGCGCAAACCAACTTCATCCTCTGATAATTCTAGGGTTCCACTGCGTGTTCGAGCCAGTGGCAACCCAGCATGATTTATGAGAAAAACTACGTCATCTCGACCTATGGCGTCACGGAATGCACCACGTGCAATCTGTTCTCGCCACTGATTGCCAATGACAGTCTCTTCGTCAAAAACAGCGGCGTAACCCTCAACGACTACATTACCATCGTCAGCGTTTCTTATTTCGAGCTTTTGAGCTGGACGCTGTTCACGATACTTCTTCTTATCTTTGTCGTAACCAGCAGCATCTATTTCGCCTTCATCCAAGCTACCTTCAGATTTTCCAAAGGTAATCGTGACTTCATCGTCAGTCTCTTGGATGCGCTTAATATGGCGCGTTTCATCAGCATCATTTTTCATGTTGCGTCCTCTTTGTAAAAAATCTGATTTTTTTGGTTGGGCTGGTGCCGCCACGTCCATATTCTGCACGTTAGTCAAGGCCACGCCTTGCCTCATCGCGCATGACTTTATTGGGCTAGGCATTAAATTCTTGCTTAACAATTTTTGGGGTTAGTCGTTTAAATAAGTATGATAGGTTTATTCATTACCTACGCTCCCAAAACCAAGAGTGGCTCTGCAAAAGCGGGGTTATTCTTGTTCATGGGTTTGGGCACTAATCGGCACAGTTGCTCCCTGTATCATTAGGTCATCACCGCTTCCTAACGGCTCCATTCCTTCGACCTCACGTACTTCATTCGGTGTTTTAATACCGTTCTGAATAGCGACTGCATGGCCCTCCATACGTGTTTTCAGATCGCCTCTCAGTAAGCTATCGACGTTAAATCGAACTTGTAGATCGCTCTCCCGACCAAACAGCTTTAAATTCATCTCTTGTTCTGTTTGTTCGATCCATCTTCGTAAGGTGTGCTTTGTCAGATGCAAGTCTTGTTGCTCAACATTGCTGTAGGTGCCATTCGACAAATCCTGTAAAAACACGGGAGGTAGGCTGTATATTCGTGCGATCTGTTCAATGCAGAACCGCTGTAATTCAAGCAGCTGCATTTCCTCTGGAGAAAACCCTACAGACTTGAGTTCATGACCCGCTGGTAAAGCCAACACTGGTCGGCCTTCTCTGGCAAGTTTCGCCGTAGCTGCTGCTACATCTTCGGATGCTCTCGTCGCTGCCACGCCAGACTGGAATGGTCCCTGAAGTACAGCTGGAGGTATTCCTCCGCTCTGGAACGCTTTCGAGCCATAGCGAGTGGCAGCTATCGCCAACCCGATAATATCCTTGTTGGTCATTATGGGTCCGCGAATATCTAGCTGATTATGTTTCAGCATAAATGTTAAATCGATCACCTCAGTCGCGTCATAGACTTGTGAGTTCGATCTGTATGTCTTGGTCGGAAAAGTATCTGTTTGCTGTTCGTGAACATGTATCTTCGCTGGATCAAGTGGCACCAGATCAGTGACATCGCCACGTGCATTTTTGACGATAAGCGTTACAGATCGCCCACCCGTCAGCACTTGCTCGAAGATATATTTTCTCCAAGCAAATGAGCTGGTTGTCGGGTTGACTGCACGATCAATCCACGAGCCTATTCCAGTCTTTACCCGCTCACCGTTGCTGTGAACCTCCAAAGGTAAACTGGCAAGCGTACCACTGATAAAGTTCGTTGCAGCCCATATCGCGGGAACGCCTAATGCAGCATCGACATTTACCGTCACACCCGCCTGACTGGTATGATCGCCCCAGCCCATAAGGTGTAAAAAGTTTTCTGAACTAACAGGCACAGTTGGGTTTTCTAGTGACCGCGCTTCCTTGGTCTTAAAACTATCAAAGATACCCATGTGTTTTCCTAAACCGCTAATTTAAATTCTGGATCGTCCCACGGACTGGCCGTTTGAGCCGTGTCCTCCGCGTTGACGCAAGACAAGGCCATTGCCAGTGCAATCAGGCCATCGATTTTACTGTATGACTTCGCTTTGTGTAGCTTTCTATTTCCCGCTGGGTCGCTCTGCGTAACTGCACCAGCTGCGCACATATTCAAGATCGGATTATCACCATGACAAAGCTTTCGCTCTGCTACAGCCCGTTCGAGCTTGTCTACAGCGGGAGCCATATCGCGAAACCCTTGTCCGTGCGATTGCATCGGTATTTGCGCACCTATGTTTTCCAGCTCACGTTTAAAATCGTTTATGCGCCAACGGTCAAAAGCAAGTAGCTGTAGATCATATTTCTCAGCTGCTTCGGCAACTGCTGTCGCTATAACCTCTGGCTGGATCACTGGACCGCTTATTGGCGTCAGGTATCCCTCGTCTGCCCATAAATCCCAAGGTACCTTTTCTGTCTTTGCCTTGTCGGTTAGCCCGTCCTCTGGAAGCCAGAATTGTGGGACTACGTGAAATAACCCATTCTTTGGAAACACCAGAACGAATGCAGTCAGGTCACGACTTGCTGATAGGTCGAGGCCAGCGAAACATTGGTCACCATCCTCGACCTCAAAAGGCGCACAATTTGCAGACCATTCAGATCGTGACAAAAAGGGAGAAGACGCCTCTATTCTTTGATTTAAAAACAGCCATCGAAAGCTGTTAGCTTTTGCGGGAAGCCGATCTGCTTGCTCCGCAAAATCTTCTATATCTTTTAAACTTCTGAATTTACCCAATGCTGGGTTTGCTGTTTTCCAAGCTGTACGATCTAGCACCTCGCAATCCTTTGGTGCGCTGTACAAATGTGATACAATCCTAGGGTCTTTGGCGTGTGCTGCATCGTCCAGCCAGATACTAAACAGATCACCGTCAGTTGCGGCCTGAGTGCTTATCGCTATGAGCAAAGGATCATGATGTGCGCCTTGTGAAGTCTCAACGGCTTCTACGAATGGATCGTGGGGACCGCGACACTGACCAATCTCGTCGAGAATGGCCAAAACAGGGGACAATCCATGTGCGGTCCCCGCTTCAGCACTAATAGCCCGATATTCAACGTTGCAAATTAAACCTAACAAAGTTTTCTGCGATGGAACGATACGCACAATTTTGTACAGCTCATCGCTTAGTCTGATCATTTTTTCAGCAAGTTTGAAAACTAGCGATGCTTGATCCCGTGATCTTGCACCAGAAATTATCTGACTGTTCTGCTGTGCTTCTGGTCCGACCAAATGCGCCAGCACAATTGCTGCAATCAAAGCAGACTTTCCATTCTTTCGAGCAACACTTAGATACGCCCGACTGGTGCCCGTTGGATTATCGTAGACATCCAGAATAAACTGTTTTTGAAATGGCATCAGCTTCATGGGCCGACCCACTTGCGCCCCTTCTGGGATCAAACAATACCGTTCAATAAAAGCGCAGACTTTTTGCCCACGTGTTTTCATTGTGGCCTTGCGATTAGCCCATCATCCAATGGATTATTCGCCTCTATCGACTTTGCAATCGATGTTTTCTTGCTTGCAACATGTGCCTCATCTCGCGCACGTGCGTTGACACCAAGTGAACGGCGTAGTGATAAAAGATCACCAGTTAAAGATTTAACAATTCTGGTTCTTGGGTTCTCGACGGTTGTTCCGTTTTCCCTGACTGAGATATATCCCTCTGCACGTAATGCTTGCTGTTCAGCATTCAGATCGTGCATCGTTCGAGCCATCATCGCTGCTATCTCTAATGCATGCTGTGTCCACTCGCTTCGTGCAAATTCTGCAATCACATTGTGGTAGAAAGCGAGATCATTCGTTTCGAGTGGAACATTGCTGGGCACCGTTAGAGGTTGTGCAGCTTTCGCCATAATTTTAACGGCATTTTCTTTGCTGTCGGTTCGTTTTCTAGCCATATTCCTATGTAAAAATCCTAGTTTGCAGTACAAGAACAC